GATTGTGGTAAGAAATATTCTCGGTCAATGATTATGACGATTGAAAATGTTTTACAACCAGGAAGAAAAACAAAAGCCCACGAACACTATTGTATTAAATGTTATAACAAGGAGCACTATGAAGACGATCATACTGGGACCACCGGGAACAGGTAAGACAACTACTTTATTAAACCTGGTGGATCAATTTATCCAACAAGGTGTTCGACCCAAAAAGATTGGGTATTTTTCTTTTACCAAAAAAGCTGCGCAAGAAGCAAAGACTCGAGCAGAATTAAAATTTAATTTAAATCCCGATTCGGACTTAATTCATTTTAGAACACTTCATTCTTTAGCTTTCAAATTAGTCGGGGCTAGTCGTGAAAGAATGATGAGTGTAGCAGACTATCGAGACTTTGGAGAAAAGTGTGGTATTCCTATTAAAGTAGCGGCGTATTCTGATGATGACGGTATCTTTAATTCCGATAATGAATACTTAAAAACTATTGAAAAAGCTAGAGTTAAAGGCATTTCTGTACTCGAACAATATGATTTGAATGAGCATCTTTTAGATATGGAACGCGATACATTGTATCTAATTGACAAAGAATTAAGTCGATACAAAAAAGAAAAGAGTATGAAAGATTTTACTGATCTTTTAATTGACTTTATAGAAGGCGATAACTGTCCTAGCTTTGATGTTTTGTTTATTGATGAAGCTCAAGATTTATCCTATTTGCAATGGCAAATGGTTCGTAAGATGTGGGAAAAATCAGAGAAAACTTATTTAGCAGGGGATGATGACCAAGCTATTTTTCAATGGGCCGGAGCCGACATTGATCACTTCATTGCTTTAAAAGATGAAGTCGATGAAATTAAAGTCTTAGAACAATCCTATCGTATTCCGGGGGGACCTATTCATGAATTATCTCAGCGTATCATTGCCAATGTTTCTAATCGTTATGATAAAGTTTACAAACCTCGAGATGAAACTGGTGTTTTAAAACATTATAATGATGTGACTCAAGTCGATATGAGTGAAGGACAATGGTTAGTATTATCCACTGCTCATTATTTTTTAGAAGATGTCAAAGAATTATGTGAACTGCAAGGTTGGTATTATTCTCACCGTGGTAAAAATTCTATTTCTTTAGAATTACTTTTTGCTATTTCGAATTGGGAAAGTTTACGCAAAGGAAATTATTTAAACAGTTTAGAACTAAAAAATATTTATTCTTATTTAGGAATGAATGTGACACCTGGATTTCGTGACGGTAAAACTTTTCATTCGAATATGAAATATAATATAGAACAGTGCATCGCGGATCATGGATTATTAACAGAGAAAGTATGGTTTGAATCTTTTGAGAAATTAGATACAATCACCGAAAATTATATAAGAAATATGAGAGCCAACGGTGAAAAGATAAATAAGAATCCAAGAATATTATTGTCAACTATTCATGGAGCCAAAGGGGGAGAAGCTGATAAAGTTTTAGTTTTACCTGATTTAACCAAAGCAGCGTTAGATCAAGGTGATAAGAACATCGATGATTTACATCGTTTATTTTACGTAGCAACAACTAGAGCTAAGAAAGAATTACACATTGTTAGTCCTAGAAATTATGAAAGGTCCTATATTCTATGATGAATAATAGTATTCAAATTCCAATGTTTTCTCCACAAACAGAATGGACTCAGCCCGATGAATTTAAAAATTTATCAACCGCCAAAGAAATTGCGATTGACTTAGAAACCAGAGATCCGAATCTTATTGAGATGGGTTCCGGCAGTGTTCGAGGTGACGGAGAGATTGTCGGTATTGCGGTTGCGGTGGAAGGTTGGTCCGGTTATTTTCCGATTGGTCATCAAGGTGGTGGTAATATGCCTAAGAAAGCTGTCTTAGATTGGTTTCAAAATGATGTTTTAAAAACACCCGGAAGAAAAATATTTCACAATGCCATGTATGATGTGTCTTGGATTAGAGCCTCTGGTTATGAAATCCAAGGACAGATTGTGGATACGATGATTGCTGCATCACTAGTGAATGAAAATAGAATGCGATATAGTTTGGACTCATTAGCAAAAGAATATGTCGGAATGGGAAAGAATGAAAAAGTTTTACAAGAAGCGGGGAAAGAATGGGGTATCAATCCGAAAAAAGAAATGTGGCGATTGCCCGCTATTTTAGTTGGAGAGTATGCCGAGCAAGATGCGGTGGCGACCTTAAAACTATGGGAGCAAATGCAAAAGGAACTTACTCGAGAAGATATCTGGTCTATCTTTGAAACAGAAACAGAACTGTTTCCGTGTTTGGTTGATATGAAATTTAAAGGGGTACGTGTTAATATTGAGAAAGCTGCGATCATTAAAAAAGATTTAATCAAAGAGGAAAATCAACATTTACAACTTATCAAGAAAGAAACAGGATTAAATGTAGAAATTTGGGCCGCTGCTTCTATTGCGAAAGTCTTTGATAAACTCAACCTACCTTATGATCAAACCGAAACCGGAGCTCCGAGTTTTACGAAAAACTTTTTATCTCAACATCCTCATCCTGTCGCTCAAGCGATTGCCCTGGCGAGAGAAACAAATAAAGCACATACCACGTTTATTGATACGATTTTAAAACATGAACACAAAGGACGCATTCATGCCGATATTAATCAAATCCGATCCGATGACGGTGGAACAGTGACCGGACGATTTAGTTATTCCAATCCGAACCTTCAACAAATTCCGGCACGGAACAAAAAGATTGGTCCTTTAATTAGAAGTTTATTTTTACCGGAAGAGAATCATCATTGGGGAACCTTTGACTACTCGCAACAAGAACCGCGGATCGTGGTTCACTACGCTTCTCTATCAGGATTAAAAGGAGTCGGCAATATTGTGGATGCGTATCGACAAGGAGATGCCGACTTCCACCAAGCCGTGGCTGACATGGCCGGCATTGATCGTAAAGAAGCCAAGACAATTAATCTAGGACTGATGTATGGTATGGGTAAAAATAAATTAATTGCTGAACTAGGTTTATTAGAAGAACAAGCAGATAAACTATTGAAGCAGTATCACGATCGAGCACCTTTTATTAAACAGCTCATTGACGGCGCATCGCGGAGAGCACAAGATAAAGGAAGGATTCGAACGATTGGTGGTCGTGTTTGTCACTTTGATATGTGGGAACCAAAAACTTTTGGTTTACACAAGCCTCTTCCTTTTGAAGAAGCAAGACTCGAACACGGACACAATGCTATTAAGAGAGCCTTTACATACAAGGCTTTAAATAAATTAATTCAAGGATCAGCAGCAGACATGACAAAGATTGCTATGGTAAAATTATATCGAGAAGGAATTATTCCTCATATTCAAATTCATGATGAGTTAGATATCTCGGTAGAAAATCCACAGCAAGCTGAAAAAATAATTAATATTATGGAAGGTGCTGTTGAGCTAGAAGTTCCCAACAAAGTTGACTATGAGAAAGGAGATAACTGGGGTGACATCAAGTAAAGATAAAATAAATCCGTCTTATTATAAAAATAAGACTATTGAAACCATCGATGTAATCGAATCGCAGCTCACGCAAGAGGAGTTTGTAGGATATCTAAAAGGCCAAATATGGAAATATTTAGCCCGGCATCGAGAAAAAAATGGACATGAGGATATAAAAAAGGCACAATGGTATTTAAACAAATTAGAAAAAATATTATCAGTTCATGGCGTATCTTAATGCAAACATTCCTGTTATTTATTGTCAAGTTCGTAAAGAGTATTTATATGACATGCGGAAAGGCTTTGACGAAACTGTTGATTGCGTTATCTTCGGGGTCACTTCTATTGCTGGACGTGCGATTCTTTTTAACATCATGCTACCGAACGGTGCGTGCTATTGGCGTTTGCCTATCTCGGCGTTTATTCAAAAAGGATTTGACCGGAAAACCGTGCCCAATATGCCTCTCGACGAATTGGAGTTGTGGAACTGTTTTAGTTATCACATTAGCGTGCATCAGTTTGATTTTTTAGGTTCTCAAAAAGGAAAGTATCTTGGGAAAAATAAAAAGTTTTATAAAGGACATTATCTATTTACCCTTGATTGGGCTAGCCCTGACGGTAACATTCTTGACTGTGACCATTCTGAAATTCCTCAAGAACATAAGTGTGCTCATATTCTCGAGCTTGATAATGGTAATTTCGCTGCTCAGCCTAATAATCGTATTTTGTGGAATGTTCCTAACTTCACAGTTAGTTCGGATTGGCCGGACTATAAAGTTCAAAATTCGTGGTGGAATGTGGAAAACACCGATTGGGTTACGGAAGATACGGATAATATGTTTTATGGCGTCGAAGACAAAGAAAAAGAAATACCAGACGGAACCTATAGATACCTAGAAGAAAAGGAGGATTTCTCATGAGAGAAGAATTATATCTGCGACAATTAAAAGTTTTATATCGTGTCGTCAAAAATGTTAGAAAGAAGTATCAAGGCGATACAAAAAACCAAGATGTCATTAATGACTTAAACCGAATCTCTTTAGAGATTCATACACTACAAGAAGATATAGAAAAAAATTATGAAAAAAGCACTGTACATCCGAACAGCGAAGACGGGAAGTAGTAGTATTGTCAATTGGTGTAAATCCTTCGGTCATGATATTCCTCATACCGAAGTTCAAAAACATTTAAACGACCCCGACAATCAAAATAAAATTCAAAAACACTTTCGTGATGAAAGTTTTTTGTTTTATTCGATACGCAATCCATATGAGCGAGCGTTATCTTGTTGGCGTCAAGCTTTACAATCCTGTTGGATTGGTGAACGCATGTCCTTTGAACAATTCTTAGAATTAGATTTTCATCAAACAATGCCACATACACACGCCTTAACACATGTCATTCCGATGACGGAATACCTGGCGGATGTTTTAGACAAAGTTAATTATGTTGTTCGATTAGAAAATTTTGAACAATGTATGAAACATGTCAGTGAAGAATTAGAAACACCTTATCACTATCCAGGACATCACTATAAAGGAAACTATACCCGGGTAAATAAAGACCAAGCACTTAACGCAGCGAATAAAAAGAAAATCGAAGAAAAATATAAATCGGATTTTGAATTCTTTGGATACTGATTGGGGGCCCGCCCTATCGGTCGATAGGACGAGCAAACAAAAAGTTGAAGAAGAAGTCTGTATTTTCTTCTAAAAAATAGTTCTTGTCAAGAGGCTAAATAATAATATAATATCCCACAATTAATTATTAAAAGAAAGAAGGTATAAAATGAAAATAGATGTACGATCCGATACTTCCGTTTACATTGAAATAAATGGTTGGATTTACTACATAGATGACTCCACCGGAGAACAGTTTGTTCGCAAGTGGAAGAAAGGAACGATCAATGTCAAAGACTAATGAATATTATCGTGCACAAGATGAAGATAGAAAAATGCTGAAACAATGGTGGACCAATACACTAGGGTCTAGTGTTATTTATTCAGATATTCATTCTAAAAAAAATCATCTCGATCCTTGTAAAGTGAAAAATGTTTTGGAGTGTTGGTTAA